GCTCGGCTGAGGCAAACACTCGGAGTGACTTGCCAGACCAGTTAGAGTGGCGTACGGTGGGAAAAAGTTGCGGCGGCCGGTGCCTCACACCGAACCGCCGCGCTGAGCCAGTACCCATCTCTTGGAAGGAACCGGACTGACCCGATGTCCAGTTTGCCACAGACAGCGCCCTGTTCGCCACACACCTCACAAGAAGTACAACGCCAGTCCGCCATCGACCTCCTCACGGTCAACGCCGCCGAGTACGCCCGCGTCATGGCCGCCCGCGTACATCTCGTCCCTGCCTGCTATCGGGCGGGTCTGACGTTGGAGGAGATGGCCGGGATCCTTGACTGTTCGGTGTCGCCGGTACGCAGGTTGATCCTCGAGGCGCGTGCTCGGGGTGAGGTGGTTGAGCGTCCTGGGCCTTACCACACGACTCGGCCCACGGACGGGTCCGACGCACCTGCCGGGGAGTGAGCCCGGTGGAGGCGACCTCCGTCTACCTCTACCGCGACAAGCGGGGGCTTCTCCTGTACGAGTCCTGGGATGCCCTTGCGGCGGCCACGGACGGCCCTCCGGCGCCTTTCTGGCTTGAGATGCTGGTCTGCATCGCTCCCCATGATGAGCCGTCTCGTTTGGTGGGGACCTGATGCACCCGCCGGCAGGTGAGCCGGTGAGCCATGGGTGACCCGCTGCCGTTCGTTCAATTGCCGACCTCGGTCATTCGGGATTCGGGATTGACGATTGTTGCGCGTCTTCTTTACGGCGTGATTTCGACGTACGCGGACCTTTCTACACGGGAGGCGACATTGCTTCGCGCGACGCTGGCGAAGGACATCGGTAAGTCTCGGGACACCATCGATCGTGGTGTTACTGAGTTGGTCAAGGCTGGCTTGTTGAAGGTGAGCCACCGGCGCAATGACAAGGGTGTCCTCATCGCCAGCACGTACACCATCGTTCCCCCAGTGACGGCAAACGCGCAGGTCACGGGTGGCCGCACTGATGCCCATACCCCTATGGGCACTGATGCCCCTATGGGCAACGTTGCGGATACCCCTATGGGCACTGATGCGGGTATGGGCGTGGGTGCCCATACCCCTGTGGGCACTGATGCGGACACCGTGGGGGCACCCATGCGGCCAGGGTATGGGCATGGGTGCGGCAAAGAACTAGAACCACTAGAACGAGAACCAAGGAACGATACAAACCACGCCGCTGACGCGGCGCCGCAGAGGCCACGCCCGAAGGCGTCGAACGACAAGACGCCCGAGGCTCGGATCGCCAACCGCTACTTCGACCACACCGACGGCATGTGCAACTGGGTGGCCATCCAAAGCATCGCCAAGACATCGCTTCGTGTCCGCGGCGCTACCGAACAGAGCATCGGTGACATCCTCTGCGGTCTCTATGACGCAGGAAAGCCAATCTCATTGTCGCTAGTTGGCCAGGTTGCATCCGGAATCGTTGAACTGGATGGCCGTCGAAAGCGCAAGAACTCGATCACCGACGACAACCGGGTCTACGTCGACGACCCAGACGCCTCTTTCTTGGGTGACAGGAGAACGCAGCGATGACCACGACCACCCGCATGCACCCGTCCCTGGCCCTCGCTCTCCGGGCCCTGGAAGACGTCCCCGATTCGCCGTTCAAGCCGACCCCCGAAGCGGTCATCGACTACTGGGGACGATGGATGGAACGTTCCGTGCCGCCGATCTACCGGGATGCGTCCCTGCCACGCCTCACAGGCGACCAGAAGCCCGCAGAACTGACCCGGTGGATAGAAGACACGACCGCGCGGGTCCTGTGGCTCGTAGGGGCGCCTGGCACCGGGAAGACGTACGCGGCGTACGCGGTGGCAGCGCACATGGCAGCCGGGAACGGGCTCGTCCGGGCCACGCTGGGCGGAGCACCCAGTGCGTGGACGTTGGCGGGGCTCCTCGACGACATGCGACCCCAAGCCGGCGACCCCGAAGGGGCATTCAAGGCCGCGAAGGAAGCGCCGCTGCTCGTCCTGGATGACCTCGCGCACACGCAGGCCACGGCGTGGGCGGTCGAACGACTGTGGATGCTCGCCGACTACCGGACCACGCACGACCTGCGAACCATCCTGACGACCAACACGACGTCGGGGAGGCTCGCGGAGGCGTGGGGTGAGGCAGCGATCGACCGGTTCCTGGACCGTGCCGTGATCGTGAAGATGACCGGCCAGTCACGGCGAGGACTGGCCTGGTGACCGCCATCGACGATCGCCCACCGGGCGAGGTGGCCGACAGCGCCCCCCAAGATCTTGCCGCCGAACAGGCCGTACTCGGGGCAATGATGCTCTCGCGTGGCGTCGTACCGGACGTCGCTGGAATCGTGAAACCAGAAGACTTCTACCTGCCGGCACACGAAACAGTGTTCCGGGCGATTCTCGACCTCGAGGCGGCTGGTAGCCCCACAGACACGATCGCGGTGTCCGATGAACTGGACAAACGCCAGTCCTTGGCGAGTGTCGGGGGCCGACTGTACGTCTTCACGTTGTTCGAGTCGTGTCTGACAGCGTCGAACGCAACCTATTACGCGGGGATCGTGGCCGCGCATGCCTCGAACCGCAGGCTCATCGCCGCTGGTACCCGGATGGTCCAACTCGGTCGGGGAGCTGAGGGTGGGGACGCTGACGCCATCCTCGGCGCGGCCCAGGCCGAGTTGACAGCGGTGGTCGAGGCCAGGGCCCGGGTCAGTGAGTGGACGCGTGCAGGTGAGGCTGTCGCGGCTGCGTTGGAGGAGATCGATAACGCGGCCGGTCGAGAGCTGATGGGGGTCCCTACCGGTCTCGTTGACCTGGACCGGTTGATGCATGGCCTGCACCCGGGGCAGATGGTGATCGTCGCGGCACGTCCGGCGGTGGGGAAGTCGACCCTGGCTTTGGATTTCGCGCGGCATGCGTCCGTTCGGTGTGGTCTTCCGGCGGCGATCTTCTCGTTGGAAATGTCGAGTCTGGAGATCAGCCAACGGCTCCTGTCCGCTGAGGCGCGAGTTCATTTGACGAAGATCCGATCCGGGACGGTCGATGCTGATGACTGGCAGCGGATCTCCCGCGTCACCGGGGTCATCGACGCGGCACCACTGTTGATCGACGATTCAGCCACGACCAACATGCGGCAGATCCGAGCGAAGTGCCGGGCGATGAAGCAACGCGAGGGCCTGGCGCTCGTGGTCGTCGACTACCTCCAGTTGATGACGAGTGGCCGGAAGGTCGAATCCCGGCAGCAGGAGGTGTCCGAGTTCTCTCGGGCGCTCAAGTTGCTGGCGAAGGAACTCGAGGTGCCGGTGATTGCGGTGGCGCAGTTGAATCGTGGCCCGGAGCTTCGGCAGGACAAGAAACCGATGCTCGCTGACCTTCGTGAATCGGGGAGTCTCGAGCAAGACTCGGACGTCGTGATCCTGATCCACCGCGAGGACATCTACGAGAAGGAATCGCCGCGGGCTGGTGAGGCTGACCTGATCGTTGCCAAGCACCGGAACGGGGCGACGGCAACGGTGACGGTGGCGTTCCAGGGCCACTATTCGCGGTTCGTCGACATGGCGGACACGCCGGTCCCGCCGCCTCGGCATCCGAACCCCTACGGCCTGCGGGCGGTGAACTGATGCCGGCGTCGATTGTGCCGACGTTGTCGGCTCCTCAACGGCGCAGGGGCGGAGTCGACCCCGCCATTGAAGCCGCCTGGCGACGTGACCTGCTCCTGCTGCTCCTCGAACACCCAGACGTCTGGGATTCCCTCCACGGCCACATCCGGGGCATGCAGGCCATCCGGGATGACCGGGACGAGATGTGGTGGCTGCTGGGCAACCTGGCGATGTTCGTTGCTGCGTTGCGCGGCCACCTCGACGAGGACGGTGCAGCATGAGGCCTCCGTTGGTGTACTTCGGTGGGAAGACTCTGCTCGCTGACCGTATTGCCGCGTTGATGCCAACCCACGGGCACTACGTTGAGCCGTTCTGCGGGTCTCTGGCGGTCCTGCTTGCCAAGCCTCCGTCACCCCACGAGACCGTCAACGACCTGGACCAGGACTTGATCACGTTCTGGCGGGTCCTTCGGGACCGTCCAGGAGACCTGGCACGGGTGTGCGCGCTTACCCCGCACTCCCGTGCCGAGCACACCGTGTCGTACGAACCGGCGTCGACGGACTTGGAACGGGCACGTCGTGTCTGGGTGCAGCTGACCCAAGGCCGCGCCGGAATCCGCACCCGAACGGGGTGGCGGCACTACCAGGACCCGGCTGGGTCGACCGGGTCTATGCCGGACTACCTGTCGGGGTATGTGGACAGGATGCCTGCGGTGGTGGACCGCCTGCTGGGGGTTTCGTTGGAGTGCCGTCCAGCGACAGACGTGATCGCTGACTACGGCCGCCATCCTGGGGTCCTGTTGTACGTGGACCCGCCATACCTGGGGTCGACCCGAACCAGTGGCGGATACCTGCACGACATGGCGAATGAGCCAGAGCACAAGGAGATGCTCACGGCGCTCTTGGGATGCCGGTCTGCGGTCATGCTGTCCGGGTACGCATCGGACCTGTATGACGACGCTCTGTCTGGTTGGGACCGGGTTGAGATTCCGACGGCGACGGGCCAAGGCGGGAAATGGCTGGGCCGGACGGAAGTCCTGTGGTGTAACCGGCCGATGCCGCGCCAGCAGACGTTGTTCGAGGACGTGTCGTGATGGGGGTGTGGGGGCCGTCTCCTCTGGAGCGGTCCGCGTTGACCGTTGACTGCACGACGTGTGGGGCGGTCCCTGGCGAGTGGTGCCGGTCCTTGTCTGGGTCGTATCCGCAGGCCGTGTTGCATGTCGCCCGACTGGAGGCCGCCCCGTGAGCGAAGAAATCCAGCACGTGATCCGGCCGCGTCTGCCGTGGCGCACGGATGAGGCGATGACCGAATGTGGTCGCCCCGCCGGGGACGGGGACATGACCCGGGACGAGGCGATCGCGAAGGTCAAGCGGCTGGGGAAGGTGCGGGCGTCCTTGTCGTCGTGCATGACGTGTTGGCAGACGGCGTCACGGTGGCCGGGGTGGGACCGGTCTCCGTCGTCGGTGATGGCCCGATACGCGAAGGGTCTCGGGTTCTGGGTGGGGCGTGACCCTGCTGATGATTCGCCGCGGGCGCGGATGGACATTGAGTTGCGGGCGATCGCGGCTCTGGTTGAGGCGCATCGGGAGGAGTTCGATGCCTATGTGGAGGGGGCTTCGGCGGCGCCGTCGTTGGACGCTGTCCGTCGTCGTAGGGCTCGTCCGGTGCGGTCGGACTATCCGAGGCCGCTCTGATGCCGCGGATTCTTGTGACGGGGTCCCGGTCGTGGACGGACCGGATGGCCGTGTTCCGCGCCCTCGACCAGGTGTGCGTCGACCACGGGTGGATGGTCGAACCCGACGAGTACGGGAACACGCTGCCTCGGGGTGACGTGGTCGTGGTCCACGGTGGGGCCCAAGGCGCGGACACGATGGCCGACGACTGGGTGGCCGGGTCGATCGTCCGGACGGAGGTGTACCGGTACCCGTCCCTGCTCGGCAACGCGGGGGGTCCGTTGCGGAACCGGTACATGGTCGGGCTCGGCGCCGACGTCGTCCTGGCCTTCTTCGACCTGGACTCGCGTGACCGTGGCCGCCTGTCTCGGGGGACGTCGAACTGTGTCCTCGAGGCCGTCAAGTTCCGGATTCCGGTGCGCAGGTTCTACGCCGACCGGGTCCCGGACTGGATGCGTGTCGGATGAAGCGGGCCCCGTTGCCTCCACGCCAGAAGCCACTCAAGGCCGGTGCGCCGCTCCAACGCTCTCAGGGCCCCCGACGGTCCACCCTCACCAGGACACCACCCAGGCCCCGTGAGGCCCGCACCGTGGCTCCTGTGCCTTCCCAGGGCAGGAAACGGACCGGCCCCACCCGACAGACACGGGACCTTGTCCGGGCGCGTGACCGAGGCGTATGCGCCTGGTGCGGCCTCCCCGGCACCCGAACCGACCCCCTCGTTCAGCATCACCGGGTCAACCGGGGCTCCGGTGGCTCCTCCCTGGCCTGGGTGAACTTGCCGGCGAACCTCATCACCTGTCATGCGTCGGTGAACGGCGCTTTCGAGGGGGACGCGGTGATCGCGGATCGTGCGCGGGCTGCGGGTTGGAAGGTTCCCCGGAATGGTGTCCTGCGCCCAGTGGATGTGCCCGTGTCCTGCTGGGACGGGACGTGGCTCCTCGACGACAACGGGGGCAGACGAAAGGCAGACGCATGAGCACCGACGTGAAGCTAGCCCTCAAGTTCTGGGAACTGACCGCAGCGTTGCAGGCTGAGACGCGGTGGCAGACGTGGCCACACGGCGGGTACACCCGGACGCTGGCGTTCGCCCTCATCTATGCGCGGGCTGTGACCGACGGGAAACCGACATGGCAGCAGGTCATGGCGTACGCGGGGTGGCGGGAAGACGAACGGGGCTCGTTCTACCTGCGGTCAGCTATCGGGGAGGACGCGCCACGGTTCGAGCCGCCCCCTGGCCCGAAGTCGCGGGACGGGTACGGGGCGGCATGTGAGGCGCCGATGGTGCGCCGGGACGGGCCCTGCGGGGTGCGTGGCAGCTATCAGGCGAGGATTACGGACCCGGCGACCGGCCGGTGGCGGATCGGTGCCTGGTGTGGCCGTCACCGTGACGCCTACGACCAGGCGTGGACGGCGGAGCAGTTGCGTCGGAAGGCTGGGACGTTCCCGGAACCGGCACCGAACACGGGCGGCCTCCTCGCCCTGTACCACCCGTCCCGGGCCTGGCCTGACTTGTATGCGTGGGCTCGGGCCGGGTGGGAGCCGCCGGCTCTCGGTCTGAACCCGAACGATTGGCCGGTCCTGGACAAGGTGCACCGGTTCGAGCCACCCAAGTTGGAGGTGCTGGACGGCGCCGGGGAGGCTGAGGTTGTCGGCGACGACACCGCGATACCGGTGCTGACGTTGCTGCGCGGTGCCCAGTGAGCGACGGCATCGAGGTATTCGTCGATTCGGATCCGTGGTGGCTGTGGGAGGCGGAAGGTACCGGGTTCCATCGCCCGACGAAGCGCGCCGACCGCCACGTGGCGAGGAGGAAAGCGTGAGCACGTCCACGTACAGGGCTGCACTGGCCCGACTCAAGGCAGCCTTGGACGAGGTGCAGCCGGGATACTCCAGGTGTGGGCTGTGTGGCTGGCCGGACAACCGTCACCGACGTGTCGACGCGTCCACGGGTGCCCTGGTCGCTGGGGATTCGGTGGTCGCGGTCGGGGAGGACTACGGCCTCACTCCGGTCGAGGCTGGTGTTCTCGCGGCGTTGTCGTTGGCGGCCGACCCGAGGCTGCACGGGTTGACGCAGGCGCGGGCGTTGGAGGTAGCGGAAGAGGTGTACGCCGATGTCGAACGGTAACGTCCCGGGCGCTGCCTGGGCCCACCTGACACGGACCGGGTCAGCGTTGTCGAAGGAACTCGCCCAAGCAGTCATCGATCACAAGACGTATGCGCGTGACGCTGCCATAGCGAAAGCCAAATACCAGCATGAGCGGGCAAAGTTTAAGGTTGCTGTCCGTGCCCGGGGTGAGGCGAAGTCGGTTGCTGAGTCAGAGGACGTCGTAGACGCCACAGACGAGGCGTTCTTGTTGCACCTCGCGTACCTGAAGGCTGATGCGGCGGCGACAGCGGAGGCGTTGAACATTCGGTCGCTGATCGCCCGGTTGTCGTGGGGGCAGTCGATGGTGGCGAGTGAGCGGGAATTGGATCGGCAGCACGCGTTGACCGGGAGGAGCACTTGACGTGCTCGGCGGGGATGGTTGAAGTGTGCGACTGGGACGGCTAGAGTGTGCCGTATCAGCGACAGCCAGACAGGCAGGAGACCAGCAGCATGACCCACGACACCGACGAATGGGAGCCTTACCAGCCCCCCCCGAAGTTGCTCCTGTACCCGTCCAGGTACTACGCCGAGAACCCGGCCTACCTGGCTGCCACGGCCACCACGTGGTGTGGTCAGGGCAGTCATGAGGTGACCGCTGAAGAGGTGGTGACCGGGCAGTGTGGTCGGCGGCATTGTGACCGGCCGGTCTGTGTGCGGGCCCATCTCGACGGGTGTTCCCGTTGCCGGTCGGAGGCCCACGATTTGACCACCCAGGACTGGGGTAACCGGTGAGCGCCCGCAAGCTGGAGATCGTCGACTCTGACGGCGACCGGCTCACCGTCGAGCCAGCACTTATCGGAGGCTGCCTGTTCGTCCACCTAAAGCACAGTGGCGTCTACCTCAGCCCCGCC